CAGCTCGAGGTGGGCGTGGCTGCCGGTGCTCGAGCCGGTCGAGCCGATGTAGGCGATCACCTGCCCGGCGTCGACGTGCCCGCCGGCGACCGCGAACTCAGAGTGATGGAACGACTTGAACCGGTCCGAACCGTTGTCGACCCACAGCCACCACCCCGCCCCGCCCGGCTCGTTGCCGGTGGTCATGGACCCGTCGAACGGGGCGATGAGCGGGACACCGTAGGGGGCGCCGTAGTCGACGCCGCCGTGGAACGAGCCGGCCTGGCCGGTGATCGGGTCGATGCGTTGCCCGTAGCCCGACGTCTTCGGGTAGCTCTCGAGGAGCGGGAACCACGTCAGCTCACGCATACGGACCTCCGTATCTACTGATCTACTGATCTACTGAACCGTCCTGGCCAGGGTCTTCACGTTCGTGGTCTCCATCCCACCACACCCGCAGGCTGAACCCACCCTGGCGGCGGCGTACGACGATGGCGGCGAGGACCAGGGCGAGGCCGGCGAACCCGATGGCCACGGCGCCGGCGGCGGTCATGTGGCGTAGGCCACCCACGAGGCCCCGCCACCGGTGTGGAAGGCGTTGCCGGCGGTCGCGGTCGAGGGGTTGACCCGGACCCGCCACGACGGGTCGACCCCGGCGGCGACCGGCCACGAGTGCACGTAGCTCACCGCGCCGAACGCACCTCCGCCGGCCTGGATGGGGCCGAGAGCGGCGATGCCCGCGGCGATCGAGTGGAGGTAGAAGTCCATTTGGTAGGAGTGCAGGGCGGACCCGAACCCGCCTTGCACGTGGGCGGTGGCGACCATGGAGACCGGGTAGGCGAACGGGGTGATCCCGATGATGGGGGCGTCGACGAGGCCGTTGCTCGTGCGGTTCACGTCGGGGACCGTCACGGTCCCGCGGCCCACGATGGCCCCGACGGGCGGCCGCCAGATCGTCCCGTTCCAGAACTCGACGACGCCGGGAGCGGTGTCGAGGGTGGTGAGCTGGCCGGTGGCGGGGGCGGTGAGCTGGGAGGTGCGTTGGGCGGCGTTGGTGAACCGGGAGATCACGTGGTCGGAGACGAGGTTGCCCCACGCCGAGGTGATCGTGGTGTTCGGCGCGACGTGCGGTACCAACGGCATCGGGGGAGCTCCTTATCGTCGGTCCCAGGGGGACTGGTCCCACACCGCGGAGTCCCACCGGGTGTAGCCCTGGACCTGCTGGCCGGGGGCGCATTTGAGGGTGAGGGTCCATTGGTCGAGGGTGATGTGATGGGAGAGGCCGTCGACGGTGGCGAGCACCTCGAGCGTCTCACCCCAGCGTGAGCGCACGAGGGCGATCCGTGAGCCGAGGTCGACGAGGTGGGCGAACTGGTACCAGTCGTCGTCGTCGGTGGGGACCCCGTCGAGTGGGGAGATGGTCACCTCGGCGTGGGCCAGGCGGGCCAGCATGAACTGGGCGATCACCGTGGACCACGTGTCGGTGGTGTGGATGAGGTCGGTGCGTTGGGTGGTGCGGGCCCCGTGAAGGGTCACGCTCACGGGGTCGGTGACGGTCTGTGACGTGCCGCCCACCCGGGCCACGCTCACGACGTTTTTCACGTGGTCCCTATCGCTCGTCACGGTGAACGAGATGGGGCACAGGGTGCCGGGGGCCTCGTTGGCCTCGTCGGTGAACACTGCCAGTGGCTCGGAGAACTCGGGGGCCTCGATACCGGGCGGGTCGACATAACGGATCACCCCCGCCGGCGTGCACCAGAGGACCCCGCCGTCGCTGTCGGCGGTGAGCCACGCCTCCTCGAGGGCGCCCTTGGCCAGGGTCGTGGCCTGGAGGGGGGCGACGCCGGTAGCGAGCTGGCGGTCGACGAACGCGGGGAGGGCGGCCTGGTCCATGATCCGGGCGAGGCGCGGCCCGGCCGTCTCATTGGTCCCTTGGGCGGGTTGCTCGACGCCGTTGGCATCGCCCAGATAGGACAGCGCGTCGGTGGCGGCGATGCTCACCATGGACTCACCGCCGTCGTCGGTCTCGGCGACGGTGCGGATGAACCCGGTGAAGATCGGGCCGCTGGCGGTGGCCACCCGGAGGGGGACGTCCGGGCCGAGGACCGGCCGGCCCATATCGGATCCCGCGGCGTCGATGGTGTTCCACGGCGAGTAGGTGCCGGCAAAGTTGTCAAACTGCAGCGAGACCCGGCCCGGGGCGGCGTGGTCGAGGGGCCCGCTCCGGCCCCGTTCCACGGTGACGCCGGAGCAGTCGCAGGAGACGTCGACGAAGTTGCCGTAGTCGATGCTGTCCCATTTGTCCTGATCCCATTTGGCTTTGTCCCACACGTCCTTCGCCCGGGGCAGGGCGAGGGTGACGTGCACGAGGTCGGCGCCCAGCGCGGTCCCGTCGGCGGGCGGGGGGATCGGGGGCCACGGGATCATCGGACGGCCACGGTGAGGGCGCCCATGGGGGCGACGTTGCGGCTGAACGAGGTGACCTGGCGGGCGACGTCGTAGCCGTCGGAGCCGGGGGGCATGACGATGGTGAGGGCACCGAAGGTTTGGAAGCGGGGGATGTCGGGGACCTCGACCCGGTTGCCGCCGATGCCGGGGATCCACTCGGGCACGGTCCATTCGAGCTTGCCGACGGTGTTGTTCCAGAGGTCGGCGATGGCGTTGAACGCCGCCTTGAACGGTTTGGTGATGAGGTCGGCGACGCCGCGCAGGGCGCCGCTCACCATCCCACCGATCTTGTCGAAGAGGTCCTTGATGAAGTCGAAGCCCTTGGAGACGGTGTCCTTGACGGCGTCCCAGGCGCCACCCCAGTCGCCCTTGATGAGCGCGGTCGCGGTTTTGATGATCCCGGTGATGGTGTTGAGGACCCCGCCGATGATCGTGGAGATGAGGTCCCAGATCTTTTGGGCGCCGTTTTTGATCTCCTCGCCGTGGTCGGCCCAGAACTGCTTGATGAAGTCGAGGGCGGTGGTGACCTTCTCGGAGATCTCGGCGATCTTCTCGCCGACGATCCGGGCGACCTCGGTGATGACCGGTTCGAAGTCGTTCTTGAACTTGTCGATGAGGGCCTGGGCGAGCTCCTTGACCGACTTGAAGAACTCCATGATCTCGTCGCCGTGTTCGTCCCAGAACTTGGTCAGGGCCTCCCCGACGGCGACGGCGAACTCGGCGACCTTGGTGGCGAGGTCCTTCACGGTGTTGATGATCGAGGTGACGGTGTTGGTGATCTCGTCGCCCCACTCCGCCCAGAACGCCTTGAGGCCCTCGATGACCCGGGTGATGATCTCGCTCGCCACCTTGATCTCGAGGGCCAGGTAGTTCTTGTAGATGTCGATGATGAACCGGATGATCGTGAAGAGCTCGTCGGACCATTCGTTCCAGAGGTCCATGACCACGCCGAGCACCGTCTCGAACGTGTGCTGTAGGTCGGTGAGGGTGGGTTGGATCGACTCGATGAGCTTGGGCCACTCCTCCTCGGCCCAGGCCACGAGGCTGTCGAAGGCGGGGAGGACCTTGTCGTTGAGGAACTCGCCGATCGAGCCGAGGACGGGCAGGAGCTTGGAGCCGATCTTCTCCTTGAACTCGTCGAACCCGATCCCCGCTTTCTTCAACCCGCCGGCGGACGTGTTGGCCGCGGCTTCGCCGGCGCCCTTGAACGTCTCCTTGGCCTTGGACAGCGTGTCCTCGAGCGACATCGCTTTGCCGTCGGCGTCCTCGGTGGCGATCCCCAACTTGGAGAGCCCGGCGGTCGAGCCGAGTTGGGCTTTGGCCAGGGCGGCGGTGACGGCGCCGAGGTCCTTGCCGGATCCGGCGGAGATGTCGGTGGCCAGGGCGAGGAGGTCCTGGGCTTTCGCGGTGTCGCCGGTGGCGGTGGCCAGGGTGGCGAGGGCGGGGCGCGGCTCGTCGTCGGCGATGGCCACGGTTTTCGAGAGGGCCTCGATGTAGTTCTCGGCGCCGGCGACGGCCTCGTCGCTGGCGCCGGCGGCCTGGTGCAACTGTTGGGCGAGCTGCGCGGCGGAGGCCTCGTCCTCGGCGGCGGCCTGGGCGAGGTCCCAGCCGACCACGGCGAGCCCGGCGACCGCCGCGCCGGCGATGGCGGCGGGCCCGGCGATCCCGGCGAGGGCGCCGCCCATCGACTTGCCGGTGCCCTCGACCGACTTCTCGGCTTTGTCGCTGGCGCGTTCGAGGTCGCGGGTGTCGCCGGTGAACTTGACGGCGATGTCACGATCGGCCACGGATCACCTCAGTCGGGGAGGTTCCCGCCGGCAGCCCACTTGGCGGCGAGCTCGTCGAGGGTCTTCATGTAGGCGCGGCGCAGCGCGGGCATCTCCCGGCGCAGCAACGGCCAGAACCAGTACCCGGTCTTCCCGAGCCAGGGCGGGAACTGTCGGGTGGTGGGGCGGGCGCCGCCACCGAACTCGAACCCGAAGAACACATCACCGGCGGTCACCTTGCCGGTCGAGGAGCGGACCTTACGGGAGCCGCCGGCGGTGAGCGCCGGGACCCGGTCCGACTTGCGTTTCACCGACCCCGCACTGAGCGCGGCGCCTTTGCCGGCGTTGGCCGCGGCGGTGTTGAGCATCTCGACGATCCGGTCGACGTGGCCGCCGGCGGCCTGGCGCAGCTCCCGGTTGGCGTCTTTGCCGTAGGCGTTGAACGCCCGCAGCGTCGAGTCGAGGCCCTCGACCTTGACCTGCACTTTCACCGTCGCCTCGCCTGGGCCTGGCGCTGGCGGGCGGCGTTGGCTTTGAGCACCGCGGCGGCGGTGGCGATCGAGCGCGGATCCTCGTCCCACCAGTCCCGGGGGGCGGTGTGCGTCGCGATGGCAAGCTCGATCACGGTGCGCTCGACGGATCCGCGTCGGTAGGGCGGGCCTGGGAATCCTCCTCGCGCACGATCGACCACGCCTCGCACCGGTCCATGAACTCGTCCCGTTCGATGAGCGGGTAGTCCGGGTGATGCTTGAGGGCCTGCCACGCGAAGTTGAACATGACCTCGTAGGAGGCGACGCCGGCCGAGCGGAGCTCCTCGTCGAGGTGGGCGCCACCGCCGGCGAGGGCCCGCAGGCGGATCACGTCGCCGGGGCGGTTCACCACCCGCAGCTCTTTGCCGTCGATGGTGACATCGAACGTGAACGAGAGGCTCAGCTCGGTGGTCACGAGGCCGCCGCGTAGCTCGTCTCGTCGTCGGCCTGGTCCTCGTCCCCGCCGGCCGTCGTGGTGGTGGTGGTGATGGGTCCGAAGCTCGGGGGCCCGTCGAGGCCGAGGGTGAGGCTGGCCTCGGCGATCTCGCCGGCGGTGCCGCCGAACGCGCCCGGTTTGCAGCGCAGGATCCCGGTGGCCTCGGTGGCCTCTAGTGGCCAGACGATGGAGAAGTCGGCCAGCTCGCCGTCGTGGTCGATGAGGAACTTGGAGAGGCCGGGGTCGACGACCGGGGGACCGGTCGCGCCGACCGCCCAGTTCTGGTCCCACGTCAGCTCAAGGCTCCATGTCGTGGTGCCGGTCACGGTCTTCTGGCCGCACAGGCGTTTTCGGATCTCCTCGGGGGTGTCGGGGGTGAGCGTCGCGGCGGTGACGTCACAGGACACGTCGACCGCGGTACCGGACCCGGCGGGCGCGGTGAGTGTCAATGTGACGTCGTCGAAGTAGTTGCCCATCTCACGGGCCTCCCGGTGTGTGGTCGAGGGTGACGAGGAACGTGCCGGCGATCACCGGGACATCCGCGATCGAGGTCGGTTCGATCTGACCGAGCGGGCCGATCTGGCCGACCCCGGCGGTGCGCAGGCCCTTCACGGCGGCGAGGTAGCCGAGGGTGATCTCGGTGAGGGAGGCCTCGAGGTCGAACCGGCCCTCGAGGACCTGCACCTGCCAGCGGACCTCGGCGACCGGGCCGGCCCGCCGGTTCGGTACGACGAACGGATCCGCCGGCCGCAACACCACGGCGGGGGTGGCGGTGATCTCCGACGGTGCGCCATGGCTGGCGGTGACCGTCGAGGTCCCCGCTTGAAAGGCGGAGCGGATCACCTCGAGCAGCTCGGCGGCGGTCATGCGAACCCGAACGAGCGGCGGTGCCCGGCGAAGTAGTGGCGGACATGAGCGAGGAGGTCCTCGGGGATGGCGGCGCCGGTGAAGGCGTCGCCGCCCACGACCCCGCCCGGTGAGGCGGGGTCGTGGTAGACGCGCACGCCCAGTGCGGTCAGACCGACGAGCGCGTCCTCGCCGGAGGGAAGGTCCGGCACCGGCGGCGCGCCGGCGATGAGCACGTCGCCGTAGATGAACCACCGTACGAGCGCGACCGCGGCGCCGGCGGCCTCGGTCA